ATCCCGCCGCCCGCCTTCGTCGCCAGCGCATAGCCCGACAGATCGGCGAAGACGATGTCCCCGAGCGTGCCGAGCGTCTGATTGTGCTCGTTGAAGATCAGCGGCCGGCCGAGCAGCGTGCCGTCGGGCGCACCCTGCAGCGGCTGGTTGGACGGCAACCAGGCCGGCTGCTGACCGAGCGTGAGGCCGCCCAGTTGCGGGAGAATGTCCGAGTTGGCGAGCCACACCGGCATGCCGCCGGTGCGCAGTAAGCGCGAATACATCTTGAGGATGTTCGCGTTCTGCAGGGTCGCCGCAGCCTGGCCGGACTCCTTCGATACGGTGACGAGGCAGCCGGCGTTCATGAAGCCGAGCGGCTTGCCATTGCCGTCGCCCCAGATCACGGCATCCGATGCCTTCCACTGGATCGCCCGGGCCGCCTGGCTGGTGAGGCGATTGTTGAGCCGAGGCGCATCGTTCAGCACCTCCTCGGTCGCGATGACGAAGGCATACCGCTCATGCAGCTGGAGAAGCGTGCCGCTCACAGCGATCTTCGATGCGGTCATCTGCGAGGCCTCGGCCCGCCAATAGGCTTGCACGCCGCTCGCGCCCCAGGGCGTGGTCTCATCCTTGGGAATGGCGATGGCATTGGAGCTGGTCGGCTCCTGGTTGCACATCGCGAGAACGCTGTCATCGGCGAAGACGAGTTCCCAGATCTGCTCGCGGAAGTCAGCCGGCACGAGGAAGCCCTCGCCGGCGCCGCCCTGGTTCTGGTGATAGTTCGAGGGCGCGGCAAAGAGGCGCTGGTCGGTCGAAGTGCCGGTCACCTGGTTGCGCACCGACACGGCGAACTCGGCCAGGCTGCGGAAGCCGCCGGTACGCTCGGGGTTAGGCTCCTCGCTCGAGATCGCGAGCGCCGGCGAGCGCAGCGCGCTGCTGGCGAACAGCGCTGCGCGCCGGGCCTTCTTCTCCTCCTGCGCTATCTCGGCGTCGAATGCCGTGACCTCGGCCTCCAGCGCCGCGACCTCGGCATCCAGCGCGGCGATCTGCGACTTCTCGTCATCGGCGGGGTTGTCCTTGTCGAGCAGTGCGTTCAGGGCGTCGAGCTTTGCCTTGCCCTTCTTCGCCGCCTCGACCCGCTGCTGGCGCAGCTTCTTCAGGTCCTTCATGCGGAGTCTCCTATCCAAGCCGGGGCAAAGCACCGTCGTCCTGCGGCCCGGCGGAGCGCAGGTGGTGAAGCGGAGCGATTGGCGATCAGGCGAAGGCGAGCGAGGAGCGCCGGCGCATCGGGGTTTGCTTCCGGCCCGCGAGGCCGGCGAGGATCTCGGGCAGCGTGGCAACGCGGTCGGCCATGCCGAGTTCGACGGCCCGGCGCGCCGAGACGACCCGGCCCTGGCCGAACTCCTCGCGAGCCTTCTGCTGGCTGACCCTGCGGCCCGCGGCCACGTCGCGGATGAAGTCCGCATAGGCCTCGTCGACACGGGCCTGCATATTGGCCTTGGCCTCGTCGGAGAGCGGCGCGAAGGGGTTGCCCTCCGCCTTGTACTTGCCAGCCGAAACGACGGTGACGCGCAGCCCCATGTCGTCCAGCATCTTGGAGCGGTCGATATGCGCGGAGATCACGCCGATCGAGCCCACGTCGCCCGACGGCGCCACGGCCAGCGAGGAGGCCTGCGAGGCGATCCAATAGGCCGCCGAGGCCGCCAGCGAGTTGGCGACGGCCACCACCGGCTTGGCCTCGGACGCCCGTCTCACCGCCGCGGCGGTCTCAGGCGTGCCGGAGACGGTGCCGCCCGGGCTGTCGACGTCGAGCACGATGGCCGATATGTCGGGGTTGGCAGCGGCCGCCTCGAGCCGGGCGCGGATCCCGTCCATGCCCTCGACCCTCCCGAACCAGCCCGCGAAGCTGCGCGGCGAGAGAATGCCGTGGATCGGAATAAGGGCGACCACGCGCGGCGGCTCGGGCTGACCCGCGGCGGCGGAGGAGACAGCGCCGATGCGCTCCGGATCGATCGCCAGGATCGTCTCGCCGGTCAGCGCGGCCACGGTGTTGAGCAAGAAATCGGGCATCGGCGTCATCCTTGGTTGGGCCGCGGCTGCGGCTGTTGCGAGGGCGCGCCGGTAGCCGGGGTACCGGCCGGCGTCATGTTCACGGGCCGCAGATACTCATCGCCCTCGGGCCCGATCGGGTCCATGTTCAGCAGGCGACGGATGTCGTTGACGCTGAACCAGCCCCATTGCCGTCCCTGGGCAAAGGCGTTGAATTGGCTCACGACGTCACCGCGCAGCAGGCCAGCGACGTTGAACTCGACGTAGTATCGCTCCTGGTCGTCGTCGATCAGGAGGTCGCGGGCCGCAGCCTGCTCCCAGGCCGCGATCCAGGGCGCGAGGGTATGAACCACATACTCGATCGATTGCTGCTCGATGTTGCTGAAGGTCGCGCGCTCCAGGATGGCAACGCGGTGCGGCGGCATATTCCACAGCCGACAGAGCGCAATGTTCTCCTCGCGAAAAGTCTCGATGAACTGGCCCTCGTCGTTGTTCGCCGAGATCGGCTGATAGTCGACGCCGAATTTAAGCAGGCGATCGCGGCGGGCGTTCACCCCGGTCCCCGCGGCGCGCCAGCTTTCCATGAAGGACTGCTCGTCCTCCTTCGACTTGAAGTTCCCCGGATGCTTCAGCACGCCGCCGGACTTGCCGCTGTTGACGAACCAGCGCGAGCCATAGTCCTTCACTGCGAGCGCCCGGCCGATGACTTCCTTGCCAGTCTCGTAGACAGGGCGGCCCTGCAGCCCGTCGTCGTTCAGCGGCGGCTTGCGGATGTGCCAGATCTCGTCGTCGCGATAGGTATCCGTGCCGGCCTGGCCGAGCCGGCTCACCGTGTAGTAGACCCGGCCATCCGAGGCTTCGACCTTGAGCACTCGCTTGGGATGGATCGGCTCCAGCGCGCCGATCGGCGTTCCGTCGTCGCCCGGCAGGATGCGCGCGTAGCCGTTGCGCCAGAAGGCCAGGTGGCGCTGCAGCTCGTCGCGGAACTCCTGTGTCGTCTGCCGCGGGTTCGGCCGCTTCAGCACGCGATAGAGCGGATGATCAGTGGCCGGCCGGCGCTCGTCATCGGAGATCCGCTCGAACACCATCCAAGGCAGCGAAGAGATCGGCCCGGCCAGGTTGTCGATGCAGCATTGCACCACATCGAGCGACAGGGCGTTATCTACAGTGACGGCGACGCCCGCCGCGGTGACCGCCGGCGCGACGCCCAGGGATCGCCACCAGCGCTCGTCGCTGACGTTCGTCGGCAGCTGCGCTGCGAGCCGCCACAGGTTGCCAAGTTTGCGCAACATTAGACGACAACCATGATGTCGGCGCCGGTGACGGTCAGGTCAGGCGTGGCCACGATGCCGCGCCCGATCGCCATGATCGCGGCGACGATGCCGTCGATGCGCAGTGTGGTCTTGGACTTGTCAGGCTTGATGTTGCCGGCCGGGTCGCTGGCGGTCGATACGGCCTTCGCCATCTCGCGCAGCGCAGGATGTCCGCCGTGGCAGAGCCGGCCGTCGATGACCAGTGCCTCGAGGAATTTCGAGGGTTCAGACATCGAGCTGAAACCCTGACGGAACTCGACCATGATCATCCCCTCGTTCTGCATGTCGACGGCGAACTGCGTGGCGTTCCACGGGTCAAAGGCTGCCTCCTCGATGCGGAAAAGCCTGGCATCTTCCCTCAACTGCGCCTTGATGTAGCCGTAGTCGATCACATTGCCCGGCGTGGCGCGGATCACGCCCTCGCGCGCCCAGCGCTCATAGGGCAGCCGGTCGCGCTTCTCGCCGAGTTCGATCCGCGCCTCGGGCAGGTAGAGCCGCGGCACCACATGCCAGAGCCCGTCCTCCTGCTCAGGCGGGAAGGCATAGACCAGGGCCGAGAGGTCGATCTTCGAGGAGAGGTCGATCCCGGCAAAGCAGACCCGTCCCCTGAGCGCCTCGGCGAGCTCCTGCCAGGGCACCTCGCCGGCGCAGGCATCCCAGAGCTCGATGTCGAGCCAGCGGGTGACCTGCTCAGTCCAGAGGTTCAGGTGGTAGCGCTTGAATTCGTTCTCGAGCCGCGGGTTCTCGGCCGCCCGCGCCGCCTCGGCGCGGAGGTAATCCCATTTTGGCGAGATGCCGATATTCGGGTTCGCCTTGACCCAGGTCCGCTCGTCCCGCCAGTCGTCATCGTCATCGGCGGCGAAGATGACGCCGAGGAAGCTGGGGTCGACCAGGAGCCC